ACCTGCCATGAAATTGCACACATGCTAATTAAGAAAAATATTGCCTACGGCAATTCAGCCCTTGATCCTGTGCGTATATTTTCCAAGGCGGGACCTAGAGAGCAACTCCATGTCCGTATTGATGATAAATTAAATAGATTAATGAAGGGTACAGAATATCCAGGAGATAATGATATAGACGATTTAATTGGGTACCTAGTTCTATTAAAAATAGCTAAGTCCCAATCCTAGTCAACCAAGATATGGTATAATAAATTTATATGGAAATGGAATTAGCTGATCATTTTGATCGCATGAATAGAGTTGTCTCGGAGCTTCTTAAGGGGAACAATCCGTCCCAGATTGCCGCTATAACGGGATTTAAGAGGGCAGAGGTTGTAGAGTATATAGACGAGTGGAAAGAGGTCGTCAGAAACGATTCTACGGCTCGTGATAGGGCAAAGGAAGCCATCTCTGGAGCTGACCAACACTATGCTCTGTTGATAAAAGAGGCTTGGAAGACCGTAGAGGATGCGGACGGAGCAGGTCAATTAAATGTAAAGGCTACTGCTCTTAAGTTAATTGCAGACATTGAAGGTAAAAGAATTGGAATGCTTCAAGAGGTGGGGCTTCTAGATAATGCTGAACTGTCCTCACAGATGGCAGAAACAGAAAGAAAGCAAGACATACTTGTTAAAATTTTGAAGGAAGTGACTGCAACCTGTCCTAAATGTAAGATGGATGTTGCTAAACGCTTGTCACAAATAACAGGTATTGTTGAGCCAGTAGTGATACATGACGAGCAAGAAGCTTTGTAGGCATGTATATGAATATGTTTATTCTGATATCTGTCCAGATTGCGGAAGAGATACGCATGAGCCAAATAGAGAATTAGAAAGCAAGTTGTTTAAAGAGTATTATGAAAGCGGAAAACATTTACAATGTAAATGTCCTGTAGATGGTGGAACAATTAGAGGATGGTGGTCAATATAGTGGAATTAAATTTTAATGACCTCATTGATATCCTAGACGGAGAGGAATTTGATGAAAGACCAGTCGATTTACGAACATTTGTTACGGGACAAGATTATCTTGCATTGCCTCCGCTTTCGGAGCACCAGTATACACTCATTGAGAAGAGCAGCCAGATCTATAAAGAGTCAACCTTAATTAAATTATTTGGTGAAGAAGAAGGCCCCCGTCGTTATAAACAAACATGCAATGAAGTAATTGCACAGCTAGGCAAAGGCAGCGGAAAAGATTATTGTTCTACTATCTCTGTATCTTACATAGTTTATTTACTATTATGCCTTAAAGATCCTGCAACATATTATGGCAAACCTCCTGGAGACTCAATAGATATTCTTAATATTGCTATTAATGCACAGCAAGCAAACAATGTTTTTTTTAAAGGATTTAAAACACGTATAGATAGAAGCCCTTGGTTTATTGGAAAGTATGAGGCCAAAGCATCAGAAATGAAATTTAATAAATCCATAACGGTTCATTCAGGTCACTCAGAAAGAGAAGCCTGGGAAGGCTATAACGTTATTGTAGTTGTGCTAGATGAAATCTCAGGATTTGCTACCGAAAATACCACAGGGCATGACCAGGCTAAAACAGCAGATGCCATATATGATATGTACAGAGCATCAGTTGTTTCTCGTTTTCCAGACTTTGGCAAAGTTATTCTATTGTCATTTCCTAGATTTAAGAATGATCCTATACAAAAGTTTTATGATTCTGTGATTGCAGAAAAGGAAGTTGTGGTTAGATCAAAAACTCTTAAGATGGATGACGATCTGCCAGATGGCACAGATGGAAATGAAATTGCTGTGGAATGGGAAGAAGATCATATCATCTCGTATAATATTCCAAAAGTATATGCATTAAAAAGGCCAACATGGGAAATAAATCCAACAAAAAGAATAGAAGATTTTAAAGTAGATTTTTATAGAAATATGCCAGATGCTATGGGAAGATTTGCATGCATGCCAGCAGAAGCCGTAGATGCATTTTTTAAATCTCGTGAAAAAATTGAAAGAGCATTTAACAATATGGCGTTGGCAGTAGATTCATTTGGCAGACTTGAGCCATGGTTTGCACCAGACCCAGACAAAGAATATTTTTTGCATGTAGACCTAGCACAGAAGCATGATCATTGTGCTGTATCTATGGCACATGTACAAAAATGGGTTAATGTAAAAGTTACAGATACTTATTCGCAGCCTGCCCCAATTGTAGAAGTAGATGCAGTTAGATACTGGACTCCTACTGCAGATAAATCTGTAGATTTTGCTGAAGTTAAAGACTACATATTGTCATTAAGAACGGCAGGATTTAAGATTAGAGTCTGCACATTTGATCGTTGGAATTCACATGACATGATGCAACAATTAAAGGCATATGGAATTAACACAGAGACCTTATCAGTTGCTAAAAAACATTATGATGATATGGCTATGGTTGTGGCAGAAGATAGGCTTAAAGGTCCTCATATTTCGCTATTAATTGATGAGCTTTTGCAGCTTAGAATTATGCGTGATAAAGTAGATCATCCCAGAAAAGGATCAAAAGATTTGGCGGATGCAGTATGTGGTTCAGTATATAACGCCATTAGTAGAAGTAAATTTGAGACTAACCAAGAAATAGATGTACATACATATGATTCTTTGATGCGTAGGCCTTCAAAGGATGATGAAGAGACTAGGATTAATCTTATTAGACCTCCCAGAATGCCCGATAGGTTGGCTAATATATTAGACGGAATGGAAATAGTATGAGCATATATCAAGATAAAGCTAAAGAATGCAAATGCTGTGGAAAGCATGTCCCTCTGCCTACTACTCTAAAAGAGTACTCTGGATATATGCTATGCCCCACTACCTTTGCCAATGTAGTTGAATATAAAAGATTATGGAAATCTTTGGGCAGTAGGCCCCCAGGAAGCGTAAGAAAACATTTTTCAGATTATGTTCAACAATTAGTCGAGACTACTATTGACAAGAACGAGGACGGAACAATACAATAGAGAGTATAATAATTTTATGGACGAAGAAAGAGATGAAGACATGGAGATGAGTTACTACCTAGAAATAGGAGCCATAACCCTTGAGGGTATGGATGAAAATGGCGAGATGATCTTTGCAATTCATGAAAAAGCAAAAGATGTAGCACCTGAACTATGGGAAGCTCATATTAATTATGTTGATGAATCTCTACTTAGGTTATATGAAAAAGGCTTAATGCATGTAGAATATGATGAAAATCTTGAGGCCACTCTACATATAAGTCCAGAAGGACAACAATTGGCCAAACAAATGGGGCTAATCCAAATGGATATGCCAGAGCCTCCAAATGATTAGCTAGACTTTAAAAATCTAATTTGTTATAATATATGTGGGTCGCCATAAGGGGCCCACATATTAATTTATTCGCTTAAAGGAGGAATAAAATGGTAACAACATTTGGACTGGATCTATTTAGAGATCCATTTTTTATTGGCTTCAATCGTGAAGTAGAAAGATTAAATAATATCCATCGTGAGGCTACGGCCCAATCTTTCCCGCCATACAATATTGTCAAAGTAGACGATGACTCATATCGTGTATCTTTGGCCGTGGCAGGATTTGACAAGAAGGATATTGAGGTCTCAGTAGATAATCAAACTCTTATCGTTAAGGGTGAAGTTATTACAGAAGACACTGGAGAAATTCTTCACAAAGGAATTGCCGCCCGTAAATTCACACGCACATTTGCGCTTGGAGAATATATGGAAGTTGTTGGGGCTGAATTTAGAAATGGTATGCTACATATTGATGTAGATCGTGTCGTTCCTGAAGACAAAAAGCCAAAGACAATCAAAATTAAGTAAGGTATAATAGTAACCTGGGCAACTGCCTAGGATCCGCCTGAGCATGCGGCTAAACTGCTCTTTAAAATTTAGGAGAAAAATGTACGAGTATCGTGTAAAAAAGCTTACAGGAGTTGTAGATGGAGACACTATTGATGTGGACATTGACCTTGGGTTCAATGTGTCCTACTCCCAGCGAGTACGCCTTGCTGGTATTGACACTCCAGAATCACGCACCAAGGATAAGTTTGAAAAAAGTCTTGGACTTGAAGCAAAAGAATACGTTAAATCAAAACTAAAAGATGCTATTGATATTGTTATTAAAACAGAAAAGCCAGACTCATCAGAAAAATATGGAAGAATTCTTGGTTGGCTATTTATAGACGGAAACACAAAATCAATCAATGATCAGATGATTGAAGATGGATATGCTTGGCCTTACATGGGAGAGGCCAAAGTAAAAGACTTTTCGGTTTTGGCGGAAAAGAGAAAAAAGAGCGGTAAGTAATGCCAGTATATGAATATAAATGTATTTTATGTGAACACATTAAAGAGATTAATAAGCCTATTAGCGAAGCAACAATGGTGGAGCTTTGCGATAAATGTGGTGCGGCAATGATAAAGCAATACGGTTCATTCGGCATTCAGTTTAAAGGTACAGGCTTTTACAAAACAGATAACGCTAAGTAGTCCAATGATATAATTAACTTGTTACAAAAGTTGTAACAAGGAGTTATAGTTGACTAGGACTAAAGCATGGAGATTATCATTAGCATTCATTTTAATGTTTGGATGGCTGTTTTTAACACCTGCCTATAGTGATGATCCATTAAGTTTAGCCGCCCAAGAAATACAAGAACTAAACGATAGTGTTGCGGATTTAAATTATAAAACAGAATTTCAATCTTTAATTGGCGTAGCCGAAAACAAATATGATGATGCGGTAGACGCAAAAGAAAATAGAGATGATACGTCTGACGCATATGATGCGGCTGTAGCAGCAGAGGCAACAGCCTTGTCAGAAAAGTTAGCAGCGCAAACAGCAGTAGATAGTCAAACAGTAACGGTTGCTACAGCATTAACTGCAAGAAATTCAGCCCAATCAGATTTAGATGTATCAACAATAAATTTAACAACAGCCAATATAAATCTTCAAACTGCTCAATCAGCAGTAAATAATGCTGGATCCGCAGGATTACAATATACAGTTTATCATCTATTAAGAGACGGTTATGTTAACGGACAGCATATAGCAGTACCTGGATCTGTAATATGTACTGGAGTTTGGAATTCCGCTTCCATGAATCTACCAGTTTGTGGTAATAG